TCCAGATCTGCGTTAGCAAGAATCTGGTTGAGCTTACTGGTACTGATGGCACCTGCCTGGATGGCAGCCCATTCAGTATCAGTGATCTCGATTCGGGTCTTGTTGGCACCAGTGCGTTGACGTGCTTCATCAAGCGCTTTAGCCTTCAGCTTCTTCTTCTCAGAAGGCTCCATGTCGGGGTTGGCACGGGTCTTTTCACGGACCACGGCGTTTCCTAGGACATGGGCCTGCCTTTCGAGGGGGGCGTTCCTGAGAGCGAGGGCGAGCTTCGCATCCAGGGAGCGTACCTCATGAGAATAGGCGGCCTTGGCAGAAGGCGAATAGGGGGCGGTCTTGGTGTGGACCAGCTCCTTCCTTGCCGCATTGGCAAGGGCCTTCAGCCTGTTCGAGTGGTCTGCATAGACCTTCTCGATGGGGTAGCCCGAAGACAGTGTGTGTGCATTGTCTGTCTCGGCCAGCTTGGTTGACTTGGGCCCGTACTTGAGAACCTCCTTCTCCACGACCTTGCCACTCTTAGTGGTTCTGGTCTGGATGTAGGTGGCACCGCTGTACTCGTAGACCTTCCTGCCTGTGACCTTGTCGATCGGTCCGCCCTTGGCTGCAGAGCGGGGCTTCCTCTCAGGTACGTCTTGTTGAGAGTTGGCCCTTGAGATGACCGTGGACGCGCCACCTGTTGAGCGGCCTTGGTACTTCTTCATGAGCGAAGAGATACCGTTGTCTCGGGCCGACTGCCTGTAGTCGAGGTTGTGCTTCTCACCGTCGATCACAACCATGGAATGCCGAACTGCGCGCGCAAGCTCGGAATCCGTGGCACCCTTGAAGGTCATGTCAGTGATGAGGTTCGACACCAGACCCATCTGAATGCCCTTGGTACGGGCGTCCATTCGCTTGATGGGGCTGTCGTCAGGCAGCCTGTACTTCATGGGGTCGAAGCCCTTGAGTCCCTCAAGAGGGGGTTTGGTCCTGACCTTTCGGTCCCGGTTCGGGATGACCAGTACGGTGTCACCGTCGAAGTCCGCACCAGACAGACGCTCAGCAACCGTATGATGGATGCCGATCGCGTCAGGTGCATTGCCGAGAAGTCGGCGTGCTTCTTGGTGATTGTTGTTGACCGTGAGCTCTGGGATCTCGAATGGACCGGCATGCGGGTAGCGAATCAGAACAACCGGTTCGCCGTTGCGGTAGTTGGGTGCGTACACCTCGGTCGGCTTCATGCTGTTGATCGGCAGTATGACGTGTGATCCCTGCCGAGGGAGAGCCGCAGCCTTGAGATGGACGGCCGACGAATCCGCGTCATCTGAGAACGCCTCAAGGAGACGCTTCTTCACGACGGGGTTGGTCAGCGACATGATCTCGTCGAACTCACGCTTCTTGCGTTCGTACGTCATGTCCAGCTGTCCGCGGGCGAGGGCCGGCGTCTGCTTCGACAGCATCTGGGAAGAGAGGCTCTTCGACCACTGGCCCCAGTTGCCTTCTTCGTTGACGATGTTCATCGCCGAACGGTTCGTGCCGGGAATCTCCCGACCGAAGGCGTCCAACTTGGGAAGCTGGCGGACGATCGCACCGAACGGGTCGGTCGGGTCATCCTTCATCTTCTTCATGGCATCGAGCTTATTGCCCGTGTTGGACTTGTTCGTGTTGAACACGAGGTCCACGCCATTCGGGAGATCATCCCGGTACATCGCCATACCCTTGAGGTAGTGCGTGCCGCCAACAGCGATACGAACCTGGGCGTAGTTCGACTTGCCCAGAGTCAGATCTTCCTTGTCCCGACGCACGTAGATCACGCCGTCCGCGTCCGTACCACCGTCCTCCGCGTAACGAACCTTGACCCTGCTCGGGTGTACCGAGATGGGGGGTTGTTTGGCGAAGTAGGTCTGGCCACCGTCATCCGAATGCTGGCCCGGGATGCGGATGTTGTCGCGGTTCCGGAACACCTCGCTGTAGGTGGTGCCAGGTGCGGCAAGGACCTTCAGCCTTGTCTGGTGCCCGGTGCCCAGCTGGTCGACCAGGACGTAGTGAACGTCATAGCCTTCCTCCTTCAGACGAGCAACGGCGATGCCGAGCTTGTCCTTGCTGACCCCCATGTGCTGCTCTACGCCGGCGCCGACGTCGATGTAGCCCTTCTTGTCCACTTCGCCTCTGAGGACGTTAGCGGTCGTCTCAAGGATGTCCGCCTTCCTCGTTGCGTCTGGCTTGAGCAGAGTGCGGACCGTGGACTCGTTGAGGCCCATCTCTTTGGCGATGGCCACGTTGGACATGCCGGTGTCCTTCAGGCGCGTGGCCTGCTGAACCTGACGGATCTTCTCTTCGGTCTTGGCGATGGACTTAGCCGCACGCAGCTGCGTCGTGGTGACACCCAGACCGCGAGCGATCTCTGCCTCGCTGAGGCCCTTCTTCTTGAGTCCGTCAACCATGCCAAGGAAGCCGGCATTGCTGGCGTACTCAGGCCCGCCAGAACCCCACGGGTAGCGACCAGACTTCCGGAGGATGCCGTAGTGCGCGAGTTCGTTCTCATCGCCCTCTGCGTAGGCAGCGGCGTAGTCGTCCTCGTTTATCGTGAAGGTCACTCTTCCTCCGCTCTACGCTTCTCGACGTACGCGTCGAACTCTATGATGGTCTTCATGATTGCTCGGATGGCGGCTGGATCGGCGTCGTACACACGGATCTCGTCATTCTGGTAGATGCGCAATTCCGTCTCGATGTCGAACGGGTCTATCCCGTATTCGAGACAGAAGAATGCAGCGTAGTTCTCCAGTTGATGGTACGAGGTCGCTGTGACGCCAGTCTTCAAGTCGTGGATGTTGAGCTTCCGCTTCTTGAAGCCGATCGTGTCCGCGGTTCCGAAGCAGTTCCGAGAGACAAACAGCATCTGCTCGGAGACCATGTTGAGGTCGATGGCGTCCCGAACGTAGAGGCTGAGCGTGTTGTGCTCTTGTTCGGGTCCACCCATGTACTGCTTGAGGCCGATGGCCAGGTGGGCGAGAGCGTGGAGGGCAGTGCCCCGTTGGGCCGCCTGATGGGTCGTGAACGCCCTGTCGAGCTTGTCCAGAGTCCAGTTGTTCCAGTGGTACTTACTGGCGCTCAGAAAGGCGTGCTGCCCCGTCAGATGAGAATGCTTGTTCCAGTCCACGGAGGACGTCCTCTTCGTTCGAAGGGTAGATGAAGGCCGCGAAGCTCATCGCATTCAGCGTTTCAACCCAGTAGGGCTGATTCGCTTGAATGGCGGCTGTAGCGCTGGCCTTAACTTCGAGCATCGCCCATTGGTTGCCGTAGAAGATTACGAGGTCCGGTATCCCTTGCAGGTACGTCGGGTCGTTCTTCAGGATCACGCAACCAGGGAACCGACGCTCAAGCTCAGCTATGAGCTTTGCCTGATACTGGCTCTCCCTCATCGGGATCTCCTGTCGCGCTGAAAACAGAAAACACGGCAAACGCAGGGGAGCTTGATTGACTCCCTTCTATCATAATCCACGATTACCTCTGATAGGTCGGCCAGACGTACGTCTTGTCGCGTACCGTCTCGTATATCTCCAAGTCGAGCAGTCCGTGTGTTAGTGCGGCGGCCCAGGAGTTTTCGTAGACCTCTTCCGTCTTCACCTCTATTATGGGGCGTGGAATTCTTGCGTGCGGCTTGCCGCGGAACTGAGCGAAGTACTGCCGGGCGAACCAGCGCGGTCGCCACAGGAGATTGTCGACCCGATTGTTCTCTCGATCCCCATCGAGATTGATCGGAGTGTTGAACGTGATCGACCTAGCGGTGTACACGAACGCGTGAGCCACCATGAGCGCGACCGAGCGCTTGTGCTGGATACCGTCCTTCATCATGCCGACGTACACGATTCCGCGAGGGTTCTTCGACAGCTCCAGGATTCGACCGGAGTTCCCATTCCGATACGCGATGTCACTTCGCACTCGTCCGAGGCTGCTTACCGAGTAGCTCGGGAAGCCTTGTACCACACACCATTCTTCCATGTTCCCCACCTGTTTCTGTTGTGCTGTTCTACTAGCTGTTGACGACCGCGAATCTGTAGCCTTTGACCTCACCGTGCTTGATGAGGTGGTAGCGGAAGACCTCGGGGCCTACCAACACACTCTGCGCTGCTTCTCGGATGGAACGAAACTCTTCGTTCGTGTCCTCGTTCCGAAGGCGAACCTTCTTACCCTGTCGACGCACAGCCCCACCCTTTCGTAGATCCGGCATTTTGGGAGGCGTTGGGACGCAACTCCTAAAACAGACACTTCGGGCTAGTCAAAACCAAAACTGGTTTGGAAAACTTTTCAAAACACGTTACTTGGTATCTAATACTACTACTCTCGCGTGAAGGGGAGGGAGAGGTAGTGTTTTTGACCAAGAAAGTTTTTTGAAAACTTTTTGAGTTTTCCCCGAAAAAATGGCAAAGTGACATCGCTGCAGGTCAGAGGCTACTTTTTCGTAGTCAAATCTGCATCGCTAGTCAAATCCGTGCCCACGGGACCAGCGATACGCGAGTTATGTCACGTTCGCCGGTCCCGTTCCAAACTGCCAGGCTTGTCCTATTACGCGGCTTTGCCCGTCCTCACGAACTTGGCCTCGTTGAAGTCCTTCTTCAGGCGTAGTGCTGCCATCACCGCACGGTCCATCGGCGAATTTGACAACAGCACGTAGTACTTAAGTACCTTGAAGGGCGTGTTGAGGCGATTCGTCCTACCGTGCGCCTGTTTCCACGTTCTGTACGAGTATGTCAGAGAGTAGAACAGTGTGGCCCGAGTTGTGATACAATTCCACGCTTCGGCCCCCGCCGTGTACTGCACGAGGTAGACCCACCGTTCCGTCTCCGGAACCTCCTCGTGGTTGTGCCCGTTCCACTCCGCGAGCGTGATCTCATCGCGGAGCTTGAGTAGTTCTTCACGTTCGTAGTCGAAGTTGTAGAAGACGATGAGTCGGGGTTCCTCCTCAAGAACCTTCCTCACCGCTTCCAACCTCGATTCGTGCGAGTACGTCAGTCGCCTCATGCACGAGAAGAGCTCCGACACGTTCTTGATCGGCCGGTCCATGAAGGGATTCCAGCGCTCCTTCAGGAGCCTCTTGAACCCAACCTCGTCGTACTGGACCGGAAGGTTGATCGTGTCGCTGACGGCCTCGTATTCGTACGGCATGTGCACCAGAAGAGAGTTGCGGTGCTTGATGAGAACGCCGACGTTGTGATACGCCTTGATCTTCGGGTACTTGCTGAAGCTGTCATACTCCACGTGTTGTGCCACGAACTCGGTCTTGTTCTTGTAGAACCCGTTGGCTACGAAGACCGGTACGTAATCCATCCACGTGTCCCCAGGTGTGGCAGACAGCAGTACCCAGTTGTTGTTCTTGGCGATGTGCTTGAACGCCTTGACCCACGCCCCGCTCCCCACGAGACGCTGTTCATCGAAGATGAAGAAGGCTCCGCGGACGTTCTTGTACTTCGCGATGTTGTTCCACGAATCAGTACGAAGAACGCCGGCAACCGTGGCGCCTTTCTCGGTGCCTACGCCGTACCGCACGAACTCGGTGTCCCAGTCAAGGGCGTCCCGCTTCCGTGCGGTAGTAATGACGTAGACGTCTTTTGGTGCCTCCCGCTCAAGGTAGTAAGCCACCGCGGTGCGTGACTTCCCCGTCCCGACCCCACCCCAGAGGATGCAACCGTTGTGCATCTTGTCTACTGCAGCCCTCTGATGCGGGTACAGGTCAACCATGGTCTACTCCTGATGTGTGCCCTTCGCCAGATCGGCGAGGGTAGTGACCGGAATGGGCTTCTGGAAGACGATGACGTCCCCCTCGGTGCCGGCGCGGTGTGCAGCGTTCACGTCCTCGTCAGTCTGCACCTTGGTCTGGAACGCGCTCGGCCTCAGG